CTGGTGGTGCTGACCCATCTTACACAACGCTGCCAAACAGCGCCCGTACAGATGGCACAGTGCGCACATTCACTGAAACCATTCTCAAGAATGTGATTCAGAAGGTGTGGACACAAGGTGGTACACCTAAGATTCTGATGTGCGGTCCTGTCAACAAGCAGCGCGTGTCTGGTTTCTCTGGTATTGCCTCCAGCCGCTTCAACATCGATGGTGGTGCAAAGCCTGCGACATTGGTCGGCGCCGTGGACATCTACGTTTCAGATTTCGGCAATGTCCAAGTTATTGCGAACAGGTTCCAACGCGAGCGCGATGCATGGGTGATCGATCCTGACTACGCAAAGATGACTGTGCTGCGCCCTTACCAGCAAGTCGAATTGGCGAAGACTGGTGACGCTGAGAAGCGCATGTTGATCGTGGAATGGGGTCACAAAGTGTTGGCTGAAAACGCCCACGGCTTGGCCGCTGACTTGGTTACTTCTTAATAGTAAGCAAATGGAAAGGGCCAGGGGAACTTGGCCCTTTTTTTAACATGATTCACAAAAGACTATTTAGCGAAAACAAAGAACAAGGCATCAAGCGCTACTGGCATGAAAACCCAGAAACCGGCGATGTGACGATTCAGACAGAGCAAGATGTGACTGCTGTCATTGAGGCCAACAAGGCCATCTATAACGCCCAAGACGAAAAGGCCAACTGGAAAGGTGAGTGGCACTTGGTCGCATCCATCCCAGAATCCCTTTATTACAAGATGAAGGCCGAGGGCAAGATCGATGATCAGGAATACATGAAGCGCTGGCTAAACGACAGCGACAACCAATTTTTTAGAACTAGACCTGGAAAAATATGAGCAATTATGTTGCAGTCTGCACACCTGCCCGTGATCAAGTCCACACGAACTATTGCTATTGCATGGTCAACATGGTGGCGTATCACACACTCAACACCGAAGACGCGATTAGTCTGAAATTGATGCAAGGCACGATTATCCAAAACCAAAGGGCTGATCTTTGTTTGGATGCGATGGCCGAGGGCTGCACACACATTCTCTTCATTGACTCGGACATGACATTCCCCCAAGACATGGTGGGAAGGCTCTTGGCCCACGACAAAGACATTGTGGCGGCCAACTGCGCCAGGCGCAGAATGCCAACTGGCCCAACAGCTCAGAACTATGATGAGAACGACAAACGCATTCCCGTCTACACCATGCCAGAATCAACTGGATTGCAAGAGGTGGGAAGCATTGGCACTGGCATAATGCTGATCAAGCGCAGGGTGTTTGAGGGCATGAGCGAGCCATGGTTTGATATGCCATGGCAGACCACACGGGGCTATATGGGTGAGGATGTATTCTTTTGTAGAAAAGCCAGAGAGCTTGGCTTTAAGGTCTACATCGACCATGATGTCTCGCACGAAATTGGTCACATTGGGACCTTTGAGTTTGGCCACCCTCACACTTGGATTGTGAAAGAAGAGATGGAAAAAGAGGCGAAAAATGGCACTTAGCACCTATGCAGAACTGAAGACATCCATTGGTGATTGGCTCAACCGGTCAGACCTGACAAATGCCATTCCTGACTTTATCTCTCTGGCCGAGGCGCAAGTTGAAAGAACACTGCGCACCAGGCAGATGATTGTCAGGGCCAATGCGTCTTTTGACGCGCAGTATGGCGCCGTGCCTGCTGATTTTTTAGAAACAAAATCTCTGAAGCTGACAAGCACAAACCCACAGACCCCATTGGAATTTTTGAGCATTGATGCCCTGGACAATAAGGCATCTGAATACACTGGCAGCGGCAAGCCAAGATTCTTTGGTGTGGTCGGTGGCCAGTTTAGATTGGTCCCAGTGCCAGACGCCACATATACAACCGAGCTGACCTACTACGCGAAGTTGACAAAGTTATCAAACACTGTGGCCACCAACTGGCTTTTGACATCAAGCCCAGACATTTATCTGTATGGAGCGCTGCTGCAAGCTGCTCCATACTTGCAAGATGATGCGAGAATCCAAGTGTGGTCATCGCTATATGATCGTGCAATGAGTGAATTGCAAACTGCCGATGATCGCGGTGCGTCTTCTGGTGGTGCATTGCTTACCCGTGCAAAGACTTTTGGATAAGGACTGGACATGTCATCTTTTACCGACTACACCGAAAACCTAGTTTTAACCTGGCTGCTGACAACCAGCAGCGCCACACGCCCAACGGCTTGGTACATCGGCCTCTTCACGGCTGCGCCAAGTGATACTGGCGGCGGCACTGAGGTGTCTGGCAACGCTTATGCGCGAGTGGCCACCGGCACAATCACGATCTCTGGCACAAGCCCCACCAACGCAACAAACGCAGCGGCCATCGAGTTTGCAGCTGCCAGTGGCGGCAATTGGGGATCAATTGGCTGGGCTGGCATTTTTGATGCAAGCACTGGCGGCAATCTATTAGCCTGGGCAGCGCTGACCACAGCTCGCACCATCAATGATGGCGATGTGCTGCGAATCCCAGCTGGTGATCTTGATGTCACATTGACATGACATGGCAGCCTATGGTCTTGGCCCGTATGGTGGAGGCAATTACTCCTATGGCGTAAGCCTTGGAGCAGCCACACTTACAGCCACCAGCACGGCTGCAATCAATGCAAGGCGCGTCTGCATAGGCGCGTTTTCTGTTTCTGCTTCCAGCACAGAGACTGTCAGCGCCAATGTGGTCAAGACAGCATCATTCTCGGTTTCAGCGTCTAGCAGTGCAGCAGCTGCTGCGCAAAGGGTTGCCGATGCCTCGGCCACGGCTACCAGCGCCAGCACCATGGCTGCAAGCGCTTTGCGCTATGCCATAGGCACGGCAACATTTGCGGCCACATCTAGCGCGAGCCTGGCGGCCACCAGAGTGGCCATTGGTGCGTTTGCCTCGGTCGATACCAGCGCGATGTCTGTCAATGGTGTCAGGGTCCCACTCATTCAAATCCTGATTGAGGACTTTGCCACAATGACTGTGGCCACCAGCGTGATCGTGAATCAGTCTGTGCTGATTGCGGCTGAGTCTGGCATGAGTGTCAACGGCCAGAGAAGACAAAGCACTCCAATCAATTTCACTTGCCAGTCATCTATGACGATTGCTGGCAATCTAAAATGGGTGGCAGAGAGTGACACGGCAGAGACATGGAATGCAATTTCGGACAATGCAGAGACATGGACACCGATCACAGACACATCAGAAACATGGGCCGCAATTAGTGACAACAGTGAAAGTTGGACAGCAATTGCGGATAATAGCGAGACTTGGCAAATAGCCGCATAGAGGTGAAAAAATGGCAGATTCTACGACAACCAACCTATTACTGACTAAACCAGAAGTTGGTGCATCCACCGACACCTGGGGAACAAAGATCAATACCGACTTGGACAGTGTTGATGCTGTCTTTGCTGCCGCAGGCACTGGCACGAGTGTGGGTCTTAATGTTGGTGCTGGTAAGACATTATCAGTAGCGGGAACATTGGTGGTTACTGGTGCATCTAGCACTATTGATGCGACTGCCATTGGCTCAAGCACTCCAGACTCTGGTGCTTTCACCACTCTAAGCGCATCAAGCACTTTGAGCGTAACTGGCGCAGGTTCTATCCAAGGTCTTACAGTAGGCCGTGGTGCAGGTGCTGTGTCTACCAATACTGCGGTGGGTGCTAGTGCTTTGGCTGATGGTTCTTTAACTGGAGCAAGTAATACCGCAGTTGGATTTAACGCACTTATTGTCTCTACAGGTGTAGCAACGCAAAATACGGCTTTGGGAAGTCGTGCATTAGTCACTAACACAACAGGAAGCCAGAATACGGCTATTGGTACAAATTCTTTGCGCCTAAACACAACAGGATCAGCCAACACAGGTTTGGGTTTTGATACTCTTTACAACACCACCGCCTCTAACAACACAGCAGTTGGTTATCAAGCACTTCAACAAAATACCACAGCATCTAACAACACTGCTGTAGGTTACACCGCAGGATACAGCAACACCACAGGCGCAATAACTGCTGTTGGTCAACGTGCGCTTTATGCAAACACAACTGGCGCAGACAATGTAGCCGTGGGTGTTCAGGCTTTGAACGCTAACACAACGGGTGGTTCAAATACCGCAATTGGGCATACTGCTCTTACCGCCAACACCACAGCATCTAACAAC